TTACTCCTTAGCTTGAAACGATACGTGACCACTTGGACTGACCTGCATACGTTCCTTTTGTGCAAGAAGGTGTTCCGGGGAAATCTTCAAACTACGGGCCATCTTCACTTCGTCCTCGGTTAGTTCGGCCTTCTTCGACGGAGACAAAGGACTAGCTCCACCACCAGATTCAATAAAAAATTCCGACTTGTCTTTGGTGATAAGTTCACCGGCGTGTGAACCGACAACCTGTTGGAATACACGCTCGTAAGTCTCTGGAAACTGACGGAATTGCAGTGGGACCGTCTCGAAAAGCTTATCGACCTCCCCACGGAACTTCGTCAAAAGCCTCGCGTGCAAAGGGCTCTGCTGAACACGCTGCTCACCAATAAACTTCGCGGACTGCGCAGCAAGAGCTAACTGGTTTTGGACAATCGGACCAAGACGTTCACTAAAGGCTTTGTCCTCATCTTCGAGGATACTCGTTGGACCTGTTGTTGCAGCAGCGGCCGCTGCACTATGACGGTTCGCTTCCAAAACTTGGATCGAAGCCTGCGCAGCCTGCAAATCCGCTTCGGCTTTCTGTAGAGCCGCTGTACCCTGCGCGTGGGCTGTCTTAGCAGTCTCGTGCTCCGCCGACGCTGCACGAAGCGTTTTAAGCTCCGCAACGATCTCGCCAGGCGTCTTTCCTTTTAATTCCTCCGGCATGTCGCCTTCGTCGTCTTTAACCGGAGGGTCACCCCTTGTCCACTTCATGTTTACTCTCCTTTTTCTTGAGTTCTTCCGGCAATGCCAGAATCTTCTTTAGCACCGCTACCGCGCCCTGCGCCTTAAAAACCTCATTGAGATTGCTGGAGCATTCCAGGGAGTGTTGCCAATGCCCCAGCTCCCCCTTGATCCACTCCAGGAACACTCGCGCCGGCTGGCTGTCCAACCATTGGTGAACCACCTCCGCCTGTCTTGGCTCGTAGATGCTCAATTTGCGCCTCCGGTACAAGCCTTGTAGGCTCATCCTGACCAAAGTTCCTCAACACGGATTTCATCAACGAATCCGCCGAACGGATCGCGTCTATTAAATAATTCTTAATTTCTGGAGGAACCATTTGGTTCGCGGCTTGCCCAATCATGGCAGCTATCGCCCCATAATGCTTCATCATAATCTGAACTAACATAATGTCGGCTTGCTTTTCAAGTTCACGATTCAGCGAAGCCGTCGCCGCAAGGACAGGCATAAAAACGGTCTTATTTTTAATTGCATCGAAAGCCTTCCGCAAATGCTCGGCTGACTTTCCGTACGAAGCAAAACGACCTGGATCTGTACCGAAGTACGCAATTTCATTTGCAATAACGCGACCAAGACGCAAGTGTGCGGTACGAATATCGCTGATGTGCATATCAGTACGTGTGTTACCTTCCTGTAAAAGGGACAACGTACCCATTGCGGTGTATACACCACGTTTCGTAAACGTACCCGCGCCAAAGCCTTGCATCGGGGGCGAAACGCCACTTAGCTTGTCAGCTAAGTCAAGACTTAAACGCTCCTCGTCGATGTTCACCTGCGAAGGCTCGCCATGAGAAATTGCCTCGATGTCGTCCTTCTCAGCCGGTATATGAGCACCCGGATATATATCAAAGCCCTCGCCCGCAGCCGGAGTATTCGGCGAAACACGAAACATCTTCGCATTGGCGACAGTTTGTGCATCACGTCTCTGATTATGAATCTGCGAAGTTTCTTCCTGAAAAGTCGAGAGCTTCTCAGCAAGTCCGTAACCGTAGTAGCTTCCGTCACGCGGAAAAAGCCTTGCGCCAATCCAAGGTTCGTCGGGGAAGAATGAGAAAATACTTCGTAGAAGCGTACCGGAGTTGTAGTGATAACAGGCTATCAACCTTGCTTGCGAAGTTCCTTCTCCGTAAATGCACCAGCACTCGTATATATACCACTCCCGGGAGTCCGGTCCTTGAATGGTTTGCGCTCCCACTTTGCTTTCAACTTCTTTTTGCGGAGCAGTTGGGCCTGATGCATCGGGTGAAGCAACAACGGCGTTGTAGATTTCGTTCTCTTTTCCACGCGCATACAATTCTCTAGCGAAACGGCTCTCAAGTTCTTGCAGATTCAAACGAACGCGGTGCGCCTTGAAACTAGCGTTCTTCAGAACGTTCGTTTGTACAGGAATGAACAAATCCTCGAAGAGAACCTTTTCCGGACGAGGACCGTCGTAAACAGTGTCGTCGATGAAATCGTACTTACCAGTACCATCACCCGATGGAACGGCAATCGCTTCGACTTGCGTTTCCCACGGACATTTGATAACCGACGTTCCGTATTGCACAACATCGTTGAGGAACTCACGGTAAACGCGGTACAAATCCAATTCTTCAGGCTCAAGAGCCAAATCCGTTAAGTAACGTTCAATCGCCATACGAAGCGGTTCGGCATCGCCTCCAAAATCGCCACCGACTTGGAAAGGCCATATTGGACGAAGCTTATAGATCGCGGCGATTAGACGAGCCACCAAAGTGTCGGCGTGTATAGCCACGATTGGAACAACAAGGTTACTGGCGTTCGGGAATGGATAGTTGCGTATCCTCTGTAAAGGCTGGGACTCGTAAACACGCCGCCAGCTTGGGAGCTTAGTTTCATGGATTTCGCGGAGACCTTCGATGCAGGAACGCAGATTTTCCTTTAGGAAGGCTTTGAACTTCGTTTCGCCTTCTTTCGAGAAGTTCACATGGATAGGCTGGACCATGAAACTACTTCCGTCTCCTATGAGGCTTCTGCCCAGTCGAAGCTACGCATACCGCGTAAGGGTTTACCTTTTTCTTCCCACGTCGATTCCGCGTTCTAACATGCGCGATGCAACGCATGAGCTTCGCTGGCATTAGTTCACTCCCACCGAGTAAGGCTTCCCCATTTCCTGCAGACGTTGTCTATTAGACGCCATCCATGCAGGCATAAATTTAGAATAGGCAAAGCTTTTCAACACTTGTGGCGCGTAAGCCAACGCATCGAGGATGTCGCAGAACCTTCCCTTTGGGAACGTCGTGTATTCCCCAATGAAATCCCCTTGATGCCTCTGGCACCAGAAACGTCCTTCTTCAAAGATTGGTTGTAAGACGGTAAGAATGCGGGATTCCTTACGGCGTGTGATAGTTCCGTCCGGCCCTTCGACTTCGCCCTTGAGCGGGATTATCTTCAGATAACGATTCGCTTGTCGATTGCGATAGTCGATATGATAAGCAACAAACCGCTGTGCAGCGACCGTTTCAACGCCAAGTTTACGAATGTTCCACTTATCAGCAAGCTCATAAATCTTACCGAAGTAATCGTCGTAAGGTGCGCCTGAGGCCCAGCAATCGAGTAGATAGTAATGGTCGTCGTCCGACAAACCAAGTACGACCACGGAGTGGCGGCAACGCCCCAAACCAGCGTTGCCGGCGTGCGCTGGATCGGTAACCTCAGCTAATCCGAGATGTGTAATCTCAATGTCTCTACGAACGCTACCATCGTAGACCTCGTGTTGGACAACGAGACGACCGTCTGGTTTGGTAAAGAGTTTGAAGTGACGCAGCCACTCAGGATGGAAAGCCGCGTTCTCAGGGGCAGCGGGGTTATTAAGGAACTGCGCGGAGAAGTTGTAACTACCAAGTTTCCTCCGAATTCGTTCGAGCTTCTCGACAGAGAACATTTCCGGAAAGATCGGCGTATCCGGAGGGTGTTCTGGGCAACAGCCGCCCAAGGCGCTATGCGAACTTATTCTGAACCAAGGTTCGTGTTCACGAAGGAAGGTATTCAGATCGTGGTAAGACCACCGATTGCCAACGACAAGTTCATCGTTTTCGTGGATTGCATCTTGCGACTCAAAGGCACCAACGACAAGTCGATGGTAGTCTACTGTCTTATCCATCACCGATTGCGACTCAACGGCTTTGCGGCCCACTAAATCATCCTGGACGATCCGTATGTAGTGCCTACTTTGCAAGGCGGAGCCCACGCCGATGAAATCGAATGTTCCTTCGCCGTGTGAAGCTCCGCCTTGTGGTCGACGGCAATGCAAGGAGAAGTTGGTCCAAGTTTCTGTGGTAGTAGGAAGAGTTTCAGGGAAAAGGGCACGATAAACGGAGTTCGACTCAAAATGGCGGCGCGTCCTAGAACCAAGCATCGCTGCGTTAGTAATCGTCTCACTAACAAGGAGAGTTCGCGTTGCCGAATCATGGACGCGCCGCATGAAGGCAAGGAACTCCGCGGAGTAACCAAGTTTACTTAACAAGTCGGCGTCGGAATTGCCAAAGGGCAAAGCCCACCACATCGGAAGAGCTTCGCTACAAATGGTCGTCTTAAAATGGTCCCGTGGCAATTCGTAAAGGTCTTTGAGATGGGAACGCTCAAAAGAAAGACAAACAGGAAGGTGCAAACGGGGAGTAAGATGATTACGGCGAAGCGCGACTTTTGCGAAGTAGTATAAACTACCAAGCGAATTTATTCGGTGTGTTAGCAGTTTCGCTTCGGCAGAAGACGATTCTTCGATGGGAATTAGTCTAAAACGTTCTGCTAACGTATCTGCCATTTCGTTTTATGGCAGGAGTCAGGATGCACGGCCCGACCCCTATTTCGCCCCCGTACAGGCTCATTCCGTACCATCTGCAGTAGTACAGAGTTAGTTCGGTTTACCGCTAGGTCCTATCGGCCCTGCAATTACTTCAGCTACAATAGCATCCGCTTCGCGGCCAAGGTTTGCGAGTAGCTCACCCGGAACGTGTGGAGAATCAGGCGACAGACGAATCGCGTCTTTTACAAAGACCCTCTTCGGATCTCTGTCGAGAATTTCCTTGGCTGCTTCAAGCCTTGCTTTTAAATCACGTTTCTGTAAGACTCCGTCCACGAGTGCCCTCATT